TTCCAGGTTGATCTTCTGGGCATTGAAAGCGTTTTTATTGACTTCCTGCTCACGCTTCAGACCGGTTTGTTCCTGGTAATTACGTTGCTGCTGTATCTTGTCCATGGCATCCTGGTAATCATTCTGCTTGTTCTGATTGATATCCACGGCAGAACCAAATCCGGCAGCCCTGATCTCAGCCACCGTGATGTCTTTTTGACGGTCCAGGTCAGCTTGTTCAGCCCTGTACTGCATGTCCATCTGCTTTTGTTTCTCCTGGGATGCAAGCATTTCCTGCTGGAGTTGCTGCTGTTGCTGCATTTCTGCCTGCTTCTGGCTATTAACTTTAGCCTCTGCTTCTTTGAGCACACCCGTCAGCTCACCAATAGACTCAGCCTTGATGATATTACCCAGGTCAAAGATGGAAGCTCCTGTCGTATTATTGTTCAGGGCCAGCTGACGCAGCTGCTCCATGATGTTACGCTGGTTGGTTTTGGTCGTACAGAAGATATTAAAGTCACGCAAGAGAAGATTGGTACCGTTAATAGAGAAGTTCACCTTCTCATCTGCACTGGTAACATATTGCAAACGCAAACTGGGTTTACGGGAATGATAATACTGAGCCAGGTCAGTACGCATCTGGTGTACGCGTGGCATCAGGTAATCTGAGTGCTGTATAAAATACTGTTCTGTCTGAGCATAAGAGGCGTTCATAGCCTGCTCTATACCGGTGGCAGTCTGCTGCTGGGCAATCTGCTGACCCATACGCTGGGGATTAAGACCAATCACCTCAAAGGCTTGGTTCTTAAAATAAGACGCCAGGTTGATCCTGCCCATCAGACGCTGGGTCTGCTCCAGGTTTAAGACTTGATAATGCTGGAAGTTCAGAGCATTCTCTGTATTGGTAATAGATGTGTCCAACGGAAGCATCTGAAAATTCTTCATGGCTACGTAAGCATTGGCCAGGTTATTTTTACCCCAGTCTTCTCCCATGGAGTGACGTGGTAAAGCGTTCTGGTCCAGCATGATTACGGTGCCGAGTTCATCTACTAAGATGTCGGCAATCTGGTTATTCACCATGTTATATCCAATCTGATAAGGTTTCATCAGATCTACTAATGATACGGAACGAGTGTTGCGGTCTCCAAACACACAGCCCTCTACAGGGAGCTTGCAACCCCACAGGGTACTGTCACCCTTGAACTGGAATGGGATCTTGCCAGGACGGCCCCCATTGAGCCCCAGGTAGATTGGATTGATGCCGCCCGGGTTGTTCATACCCCAGAATGCGGGACGGTTAGGACCGATCTTAATACCACCCCAGGTCTCGTTGATCCAGATCCAGTCTATATGTTCACCAAAAATCAGATTGTCTTTGGTCTTCTGCTTGTATACATTAGTGTTGTAAAGAGGCTTTTCCAGTATTTTATATTCCTCACTGATGATCTCCTGCATGATTTCTCCCTCTTCAGTGATCTTGGTCAGGTGACCGATCTTACGCTGGCTCTTCCAATAAATAGTAGACACCCGCAAGAGGTGGCTTTTACCAAAATCTACGGTGTCTTCTGAGTCTGCCATGATCCATTCTACGATGTCACCGGTGCCAAACTTGGAATCATACACAGATGTAAACTGACGATAGGCCAGTGATGGCATCTCTGTATTCCACTCGTGGGACCTGGTGGGATCATAATACGTACCGTCATTCTGGTAGCCTTGTACGGCATAACCAGCAGAACGTACAGGATAGATGGCTTCTAGAGATTCCAGTTGTTCTTCTTTCATCATCCAGCCAAACTTGTCAATGACGTCAGAAACGCTCATCATGTCCATTTTACCCACCCAGTTACCTTGGGAGATATATCTGACATCAGGAGATTTATGATAAAACGTAAGCAATGGGTTCCATAGCTCCATTTCATAATCATCTTCCATCATGTTAAAATGCCAGAACTCACGGTCCGTGATCAGGGAGTCCCTGAAGCCACGTTCCTCTAGTTCCTGCATCTTAAAGCGTTCTTCGTCTACACGCATCTGGTGGGTGGCCCATTCTTCAATCATGCTCCTGTAGTCCTTTTTAAAGAACTCCTCTATTTCAGGAAGTGATTTTATGCTTTCCGGACTGAGTGCCTGCTGGGCTTCCTCGGAATCCGGGGCCAGTCCCTGCTGCATCAGTGACATCATGATCTTCTGCTGGGCCTTTTGCATCAGGGCCTGCTCAATCATGGCTCTTTTCTCTTCTATCATCTCGTTATAAGAGATATCATCAATGGCACGAAAGATGATCTTAGAAGTACGCTTGCTGAACTCATTAGCCAGTACGTTGATGACGTTGGGAATAATGGGATAGAACTTTAGTTCCAGGGCAGATTGGTCCTCTTTGGTGAGGGTATCAATCAGATCAGCCATCTCGTTGTCATCCTCTACGATGTAATCGGTCTTATCTATGATGCCTTTTGCTAATTTATAGTTTTTCATCAGACGTCTTGCATTACGCCTGAGCTGTTTCATACCCTGGAATTCTAACCAGTCCAGGTTCCACGCACGCCACTCTTCGTCTTTATCCTTTTCAGGTAAAAACTGAATGGGCTGGGTGAGCGTACCCATCTTGTTATAATCGGCCTTTTTACCAGCCTTGAGGTCCATGGCATTATAAATCTGCATCTTTCTTAAGTATTTAGGTCAGCCGAAGGTGTGCTGGGGGTATAAGTAGTAGAAGTAGTTGTATTATTTGTAACTCCGGTTCCATTAGCAAAACTGATGGTTCCTCCGGAAAGAGGAATTGTCCCAGATCCGTAGTAGGGGTGAGACCAGGGTGTTGTAGTTCCCGGCAGGTAGCTTGGTGTAGAAACAGGAGTAATCTCCTCTTCTTCCTGTAAAAGCAACAAGGCTTCTTCCAGGGTGAGAGAGCTTTCTTTGATTAAACGACTTAATATTTGGATTTTCTCCTGGTGAAGTTCTGTGTGTTCCATATGTTAACGAAGGTTTTTAAAACCGCTACGGGAAGGTTTTTGGGAATTAGAGCCTTTTGTAGACCCTAAGTGACGGAATGGGCTCCAATTTAATTTACTGATTTTTTGGGAGTTCTCCAACTTTTGATTGGTATGTTCTACACGTTTAGTCAGTCCTCTATTGGATTGTTGCACTTTAGCAAAAGCTACCAGAGCACAAAATGCTACTAACCTATCTACGTTTACTCCATCTTGGTAGGCACGCATTTCTTTTAAAAGCATGGGATCAGGAATACGTTCCACACCATATGTAGTTTTTACAATGGTGCCATCTTCTGTTGTTTCCAGGTCCAGTTCTTCTTTTAAGAACTCTATACCATAACTGAGGATGGTTCCCTTGAATAGTGTACCCACGTTTTTCCAGCCGTATTCCTGGAACACGTTTCTGTTAGCCCCAATGTCTTTAAGAAACAAGATCATGTCTTTGGGTACTAAATAACGCTGCCGTTTACGAGATATCATGTACTGGATAAAAAGAGCTACGTTGTTTTCCACGATGGTCCAGGCGTTATACCATTCTATTAGGATTTCCAGGCGTTCATGTGTTTTGTTAATGTCATCAAAACGGCCACACCATGACGCTACTATCTTATCGCGTTCTATGCTGTGTTCCACCTTTCCGTTGCCGTCATCTTTAATGACTTCCACCGGACTCTTATAAATGTAAATAGCACACAGGGAATCAGACGTAGTAGTTTTTCCCTCTCCCACCGGATCCACCGATCCGTAGTACATTCCAAACGTGGGATCTTTACAGGGTCTTTCATATACACATATCACACCCTCTTTATCTTCAGACTTCTTAGAAACGGGAAACTCCATAATGGGAATCTTCCTACTAGGTTTATCTACGATCTTTCCTTCAGCATTTCTACTTAGTTCTAAGTATTCTACCGGATATATTTTATCAGCAATACGTTGTTCCTGTTTAGCAATCAGATGTGGCGGGAACACACTCACCTTACGCGTGGCAAAAGCTTCCTCTATGTTACGGGGCTGCTGGGATACTGTAAGCTGGTAGGCATCCGGTGCCAGATCTTTTTTCATTTTCTCAAACTCTATCTCAAGAGCTTCCAAGGCTTCTTGCACCTTTGAATTACCATATTGGTCTATGTATGGCGGCATGCTCCACTGCTCCGGGATAAACAGTCCGGTTGTTCCAGGGGTGCCCTCCTTGTCTATCAGAGTGGATGGTACACCATAAAACCCGTTTTCTTCCGGGTGAAAGATATATTCCTTTAAAGGCTCACACTGATCCAGGTCACCCACAGATCCTGCTGCTATAAATTGACCAGTAATAATGTGACCGGATTTTAGGGCTGGTTTCATGAAACCATAAGTGTCATTCATCTTAGGGGCAATACCAGCCTCTTCATGAAAGAAGTAGGTTACCGGTCCACCCACACCATGGGTAGGATCTTTTTCAAAAGAGTAGAGATTGATGGTGGACTTGTTGCCTTTATACGTATCACGACCATTGACCCTCACTTTGATCTGCTGCTGCCAGGCTCCTACTTTTTCTGGTTCTGCCGGACGATACCAGGCAGTATGTTCATTTAAGAAGTTCTTATATTCACTAAGAAACTTCCAAGAACCTTTCTCATTGATGTAGTCTTTAAGACTGGCTCCTATCTTTAATACGGCACCGTCTTCAAACCAGTAAGCGTTGAGAAGCTTGGCCATGTGAAAATAGGAAGAGGCTATCTGACGTTTTTTCAGAATAATAGCATGTTTCCAATGCATTTCAGCCAGGTGCTCATACAGGGCCATGTGATACTGAGCATCTCTCACCTTGGCAAAGTCAAAACGCTTTTCTTCTTTGTCGTAAATAGGTAGAAAGTTCAACCACATATAGTAGTCACGACTGATATACCATACATTATCCCCGTTTTTGACTATAATACCGGACCTGCATTTTGATTTCTGGTCATCCCAATAAGCAATAAAGTCTTTAGTTTTTACAGGAGCTGAACAGTAATATCCGTGTTGTTGAAACTTTCTAGCTTCTGTATTAAATAAGCGGGAGCTCTCATCAAACCGATACTCACCTGGTTCTTTAAAAATTGACACAAGAAAGTCACGGAATTCTTCCCGTGTCTGAAATGATGAGATACTCCATTTACCATTCTCGTAAGTGGGGACCTCCTTAAAAAATTGATTACTTGTTGACACTGGTTATTTTATAAACCTCTTCAACATCACCACCTGATCTATAAAGTAAATGAAGCAGCGTTTCAATAGATTTGCTACGAATAATACCAGGTATATCACTGCTATCCCAGTACTGACCATAGAGATCACGAGGAATAGCAGACCATAGCTCACTATAAGCGTTATAATGAAAGACAAAATTGTAAACGCTTGTATTAACCGGTGTTTCTGATGATGAAGGGGTGTATTGACCAAAGCCTTCATGATCTGTATAGACTTCATTTTGCATAGGAGTTATTATAGAACGTTAAGAGAATGAGGACGTCCGAAACTACTGTCAGCAGGTAAGGTGTCAATAAACTTAGGCAGGATGACTGAGCTGTCATCACCTGGTTCCGTAATACTAGACGGAGTGGGTACATTACTAGAACCACAGGCTGTAAGAAATAAGCAAAGAATAAGAATAGTAGCTTTCATAGTTTTATTAGGTTATGATTTAGAAAAAAAAAGAGTGCAGTGGGAGATATCATCCCTGGGGTTACTGCACGTATATTCCCCTTTATTTGCAGCTAGTTTTCATTATTTAGTGTAGCATCCGTAAGGACCATCTATAATAAGACAGTTAGTTTCAAGACTGTCCCAAATAGGTTGTGTAGATCCTGACTCCTGTATTGTTTTATCAAACACGGATTTTTCTATCCATTTATCATTGTTCCACTTAATACCACTAGGATGGCTCATGTATATACTGACACTTCCTGCTAAAAAAAGAAATAGTAATGCATTAAAAATAATCATCTTATCATCCAGGTATCTTGGAAACCAGGAAGCTTCTGAACTTTTAGCATAAAACAAGGCAATGAATATGATAAACAAAATGATAGCCAACCCAACAGTGACGGGACGGTCTGTTCTTTTGCCAGCATAATCAAACGCCTGGCTCCAGGTAGGAGCAATCTGTACGTATTCAATGTTCTGTTGAATAGGTTTTTCAAATACAGAGTCATAGACCCATCCACCTTTTTCAACTTTCTGGTTGTAGATGACGCCATCCGGTGATGGTGAGCAAGATGACAAATAAAGACTAAGGATTAAAAACAAGGACACTAGGGCTTTTTTCATGTTATATGTATTTATGGTAAAAAATAATTCAGCTGTAAGGGGAGGATTTGAACCTCCAAGCGAGCAGGGACTCCCCGCTCCCGCCTCCGAGACCGGGAGGTGTGTCTGCCAGTTTCACCACCTTACATTATATAGGTTACAGCTAGTTGCTTGTCAACAAGCTCTTGGTTAATGTGTTGCTTAAAATCTTCTCCGTAATAAATATCAACCAAGGGCCTGCCATATTTGTCAAGCTCTTGTGACTTGATTAATACCTTTGTTCCTTTTAAAAGCTGGTTTTCTACAAACTTCCTGGCATCTTTGGCTTTCTGTTTTACTTCAATATCTCTGCTGTTTAGTTCAGGTGTGTTTATACCATAAAACCTGCAGGTAGATTTCCACTGTACGGTAAATCCAAGGTCAATGATTAATTCAGCAGTGTCGCCATCAACAACCCGGTTGACAGTGGCTTTGTAAGTATATAAATTATTGATCATAAGCTAATTCTTTTAGTTATCCTGTTGCTGCTTTTACTGCCCACATAGCGGCTTCCTCATAAACTGTCTGTGCCAGTGCCTTTAACCTGTGAACTTCTACATCTGGCTTATTAATTAGATCTATTAGATTAATCAGCTCTGCTGTCTTTTGTTTTATCTGATCCACAACAGAATCATTGTTTGGATTAAATGTGGTTCTTACTCTTTGTTCTCCTTTTGTCATAACTATTGGTTTATTGATCGTATGCTAGGTTTTGTCCACCTCTCACTTGTGATTGCTGCTCTTCCATCAGATCTTTAAATACACCCTTGTAACTCTGACGGATGGCATCAAAGTCTTTAGCTATTCTGCCAATCTGGGCTATGTTTCCATCTCGTCCGTCCGTGATTTCTGTATTGCTCATATACTTAGCAATATTCTCCAGGGCTTTCTTAATACCATAATAGGCCCGGGATGTTTCCGTCTGGTAAAGAGCCTCACATCTTTTTAAAGCGTTGATGACCACATCATCTTCTGTAGAGAAGTCAGCATCAACTTCTTTTAAAATGACACTTTCTTTCTCTTCCTCCTGGAAATGAAAGAAAGGATTAAGGTCTGGGTTAGGACAAGTCATGTAAAATAAATAGGCGTATATCTTAAGGTGCTCATCAGGATACTCATCCATGATGTCTTTTAAAAATTTTAGTGTGTAGCAGTGTTCACTGGCAATCACCTTTCCATTCTGTATATCAAATAGTCTTATCATACCCAGTGCTTGTTTGGTTTTTCATAATAAAATGTCAGGTCTTCTTTCTTATCATCATAATAATGAATAACTACATCACTTTTAAAAGCAGAATGTGTGTTTTCATAGAGACTTGTAGTGATTACATTGCATGCGTAAATCATCTTAAAAAGAAGTGTGAGCCACTTGTAATTACTTCCTCGTATAACACCAGCTTCTACCAACACTATATTATTGTATGTTTTACCTGAAAACTCCAAATGCCTTTGAATATCATCTGACGCTTTTTCTATAAATTGCTCTTTATCTTGATCTGGATAAGGAACATCTATACACATTAGATCACACATTTCACCTTCATAGCTAAGCTCGTGAGCTAAATGCATAGCTGCTGATGCCGAGTAATCAGGAGAAACCATGACTACTAAAGCATTGGACGCGTTAACATCCGGATATTTATTTTTAAACAGCCTTAGCAGATTGACGATAGCATGCCCTTCGTCAATTCTGGAAACTAATAGTTCAGTTCTCATTTATATTCGTATTCTAAGATTTTACCCACTAGGTCTGAGCGGTGGTTCACCTTTAGTTTAACCCATTGGATTTCCTGTATTTTCTTACTAAGTTCTATGGCATATGAAAGTCCATTAAACTCATCACGAATGTCTTTTTGTTCATTGTCACCGTTGATAATGATCTTTCCACTCTTTCCCAACCTTGTAAGAATAGCCAGCATCTGGGCTTTGTTTAAGTTTTGTGCCTCTTCTACTACTAATATGTCTTCTACTGTTTTACCTCTAATAAACTGCACTGGCAGTGCTTGAATTTTACCATCCTGTACAAGCTGGCTTATTTTTGCTTTATCAGCACACTTGTTTAGGTTTTCTACAAACGCTTCTAGATATGGATTAAACTTATCTTCTAAAGAACCTGGCAACAATCCCAGACTATTACCCACTTCAATAGTGGCCCTGGTGACTAAGATTTGATCACATTGTTTCTGGAAGAGAAAATCCAGGGCTGTCATTGCAGATACTAAAGATTTACCACAACCTGCCCTGCCTGTAATTACAACAATCTGATTTTGTCTTATAAGCTGCTGTCCAAGCTTTTG